AAATGGGGAGAACGCCATAAAAGCGGTAGAGCGGGCAGGGAAGAAGTGCGAAAAGTGTGGTGGGAGTAAAGATTTGTGCATACATCATATAGATAATATTGGGAGAAATTGCCTTGAAAAGGGAGGACAGCCAAATGATTGTTTAAATAACCTAGCAGTCCTTTGCAGGAGTTGCCACGCAACATTGCACATGGGACTAAAACAGAAAGGAGGTGATAAAATATGAGCGATGTAGCAAATGTGAAAATTGGAGCATGCAAAATCACCTTTGGCGGCACTGAGCTGGGTCACACAAAAGGCGGTTGCACTGTAAACTATGCACCGGAATATTCCGATATCGTAGTTGATCAGTATGGCAATACTTGCGTTGACAAAGCTTTGGTTGGTGAAAAAATGACCATCAAGGTGCCGCTAGCAGAGACTCAGGTTGCGAACCTTGCAAAGGTTATGCCACTTGGAACGCTAGCAGGGTCAGGCGACAAGCGAGTGACTCTCGGAAGTAACGCAGGCGCAAGACTCGCGTCAAAGGCAGCGGTTTTGGTATTGCATCCATTGGTAAACGACGCATCAAATCGGGATGAGGATGTTGTTGTTTACAAGGCAGTTGTGACCGGCGAAGTTGAATTAAATTACACCGTAGAAGACGAGAGAATTATGGAGGTGGAATTTGAGGCTTTGATCGACACAACCAAATCGAATGGAAATTACCTAGGTATCGTGGGAGATTCAGCAGCTTAATATTTTTTAAAGAGGTGCGCCGACAACGGCAATGACACCCAAATAAAAACATGAAAATAATCAAAACAGAAAGAGATATCACAATCAACGGCCTAAAAATCACAATCAAAAAATTACCCTTGCGAAAAATCATTGGGTTATTGACAGACTTGCAGCGATTACCCGAGCAATTGACAAACATCGACAAACTGCCGTCCGAAAAGATATTGGAAACTTTACCGCTTATTATCGCTGGCATATTACCAGCCGTTTCCGGGGTAGTTGTCAAGGCAGTGGACAACCCGGACTTTACTGAGGACTTTTTAATGGAGTGTGGACTGGATGAAATTATTGAGCTTGTCACTGAAATTTTGGAAGTAAACAATGTCAGTAAGATATTTGAAAGCGTAAAAAAAATCAAAGGGTTGAGAGCGACGCAATAAAAAGCGAAAGCCAACCGATTGAGCAAACCCTTGACCACTTTTTGCAGAGCATCGTTGATGCCTTGGCCAGCAATTACCATTGGTCAAAAAATGACATTCTTGACACCGTTTATTTGGACGAAGCCATTGAGTACATCGACATGATCAAGCGTCGGAAATTGCAAGAAAGTTTGATGCAATTGGCGATCATATCAAACCCGCATATGAAAGAACCAAAAACACTCCAAAATTATATTCAAAACGAATTGAAGAAATTGGAAAAAAGCGGTATGATTGAGTCAACCCCAGAACCTGGGGCTTTCGATAAACTCAAAGCGATTCTTAATAAGCGATAATGTCAAAAATATGGCGCTCGAGGCTGGCAGCGTGATTGCAAAATTTAAAGCCGACATCTCAGATATGAAGTCGGGTATTTCGCAGGTCAAAAGTCAGGTCGGCAGTATGGGCAGTAGTTTCAAAAACGCTGGATCTCAAATGGCCAGTGCAGGCGAAGCCATAGCCACCGGATTAGCCGTTATTGGCGCCGCCATGGCAGTTGTCGGCTATAAAGCCATCAAAGTGACCGGAGACTTGGAAAGCCAGCGTATGGCCTTTAAAACGCTTCTGGGAACGGTTGAGGAAGCCGACAAAGCGATTGAAATGATCAAAAAGGATGCCGCAAGCACCCCATTTGAAATGATGGGATTGATTAACGCCAACAAACTATTGACGGCCGTCACAGGGAATGCTCAGGACAGCGAAAAGATGCTTTTGGATGTTGGAAAAGCTATTGCGGCGACTGGCGGAGGTCAAGAACAGTTGGATCGCATTATCGTCAACTTGCAACAAATCGGATCCGTTGGGAAAGCCAGTATGATTGATATAAAACAATTTGCTTTTGCTGGGATCCCTATTTTTAAGATGTTGGAGCAAAGCACCGGGAAATCCGGTGAGGCGTTGGGTGACATGATTTCAAATGGAGAGATCAGTTTTGATGTACTGAAAAAGATGTTCGCCGAGGCCGGGAATGGCAGCGGAAAATTTGCCAACGCCTTTGTCGATCAGGCCGGGACTTTCAACCAGTTAGTGTCAAATATGAAAGACACTTTTGCCATTTTCTCGGTTGAGATTATGACCAAGACCGGGATATTCGATGGGGTGAAAGCTGGCATCACCCGGGTCATGGACTATTTAGCGGTGCATAAAGATGACATCATCAATTTCATTACAAACACAATTTCGGCGATATCAACTTTCGGGGATAAGGCTAAAGCCTTAATGCAACCGGTGATTGACATAATTGTGCAATTTTTTTCAACAGTCGAAAACCGCAAAGCATTTTTATACGGATTTTTTATCGCAGTCGGCGCCATGTTGGCGGCGTTTGTTATCGGATTTTTAATCGCGCACGCCACAATCATTTTAATATTTACAGGTATCATCGCTGTCGTTGTCTTGTTCTCAAAGATGTGGAATGAAAATTGGTTTGGCATCCAAGAAACAACCGCGACAGTTTTGGGATGGATCCGAGCGGCCATGGATCTTTTCAAGGCCGGGTGGGACGCATGGGGAAAAGACCTTTGGAACGCCGCGAAACTGGCCTTTTCGTCGATTTGGCAATATATCAAATTTGTATTTAATGCAATCACTGATACGATGGCATTTTTCTATCTGCTATTTACTGGACAATGGGGCGCAATGTGGGAATTGATAAAGTCGGCAACGCAGGCGAGATGGAATGATATCAAGGCGATATTCGCAACCGCAATCGAGGGGGTCAAGCAATATCTGAATGGCTTATATGATTTTTTTGTTGGACGATTCACGGATATGTGGAATAAAGCCAAGGAATTAGCGGACAAAATCAGGCACGCGATATCCAGCGCCTTTGATAAAGATGAGCGAAACAGCCCATCAATAGCAGACAGATTGCGCGAAGTTGTCGCCTTTTCGACGGATGAATTGAAAAAAGTGGCTATACCCTCTTTTTCAAGTGAACTCGCATCGAATATCGCCGGAATAACAAGTGGAATAAATTTAACAAGGGATACCCCGGATCAAGTTGGAGGCCAAAAAATAATCAATCAATATATCACGAATAATGTCGCTGACACGCTTGATATTGATGTTTTGAATGAGCGGTTGGCTTTTAATTATAGGAACGCATAAATTTATGATCGCATCAATTGAAATAAACGGGCTTTTGCTGGGGCAATATGTTGGCGGATATTTATTCACCAGACTGAGTGGTTTTGGCTTTCCGGAGGTGCGCGTTGATATACAAAATCGCGGGAATTATCATGGTGCCGCACTAGGCATGCACAAATTCGGGCGCAGGATTATGACGATCGAGGGATATATCCTCGGAACAACTGCCGAGGATTATGATTTAAAACGGCGCCTTTTGTCGTCGGCCTTGAATTATGATGGCGGACTTGTGACCACTAAAATAAACACTCGGGCGGGATTAGTATTACAAGCCGAGACAATTGCTTCAACGGCCTTGGATATGCCATACCAGTCCGGCAGACTGACCCGTGGAGATTTCCGGATCGAACTCGTGGCGCCTTATCCATTTTTAGTCGGGCAAAATGAGCAAACGATATCAATTCCCGCATTTTCAGGCGGAGGGACTGAAATTCCAGCTGAGATGCCGATGTCTTTGGCCAACGGAGACGCTGGAGCGCAGGAAATATCCAACTCCGGCAACGCGAATATTTACCCTATTATCAAAATATATGGGGCAATTGAAAACCCGAGCATCTCGAATGAAACTACAGGGGAAACATTATCTTTGACTTACGATTTAGCAAATGGAGACTATATCGAAATCGATGTTTATAATCGTACGGTGCTGCTTAATGGCACATCGAATATCCGTGGGGCTGCTTCCGGCGATTGGTTGATACTGGCGCCCGGAGCAAACTCGATTAGGACATCGGCAGTGACATACGATGATGACGCCCGCACTGAAATAATTTATAGGGACAGCTACCTCGGAATATAAAAATATGGATTTTAGCTTAATTATTCAAAATGCAGACGCATCGCAAAAGTGGGAGGTTCCTTTCGATAATTTTTCAATTGCCGAGGAATTAAACAACGATCGAACCGGTCAATTTTCTTTTAACCGTCAAATGTTACAGTCGGTTTTGGACAAATTTTCAATCACGCCCTATGATCTTTTTAAGTTGGGATATCGTGAAATATATTTATATGATGCCAGTGGCAATCTGCTTTATTCCGGGTTTATTGATGAGATGCAAACAAATTCGGGCAAGGAGGATGGCGGATCAATTTCAATAAACAGCAAGGGGTTTTTCTCGTTGCTCGATAAGCGGATCACCGAAGAATATAAATTTTATTCATCCACGGATGCGTCGGATATTGCATGGGACTTAATTTCCTACACACAGGCATTGACTTATGGTGATATGGGGATAACCCGGGGAACTGATCCCACGACAGTCAACCGAGACCGTACCTATCGCTTTGAAAATATCAAGACGGCAATCGAAAAGCTGAGTAACAAAGAAATTGTCAATGGTTTTGATTTTGACATAGACACCGGGAAAGTCTTTAATATTTTTTATCCGGAGAGAGGCAGCACCCGAGCAAATGTGGTCGCAGAATATGGGCATAATATTGACGGATATCAAATCAGCGAAAATGGGTTGCTCGGGATGGTCAATCAAATTGTCGTGCTTGGAGAAAATTTTGGAGATGATATCGTCTCAGTCACCCGCGACGCTGATAATGCCTACAAAAATTCTTATGGGCTATTGCAAGAAACTACTAGCGAAAAAGATATTCAAGAAACGACGACATTACAAGATAAGGGCGATAAATATTTGCTCAAGTGGACTTTCCCTAGAAAAACAATAAATATTGATTTGCGCTTTGACTCGCCTTTGTTTACTGATTACCAAGTTGGTGATAAAATTAAAATAATAATCGAGCAAGAAAATATCGACGGAAGTTATAGGGTTTTGCGTCGGACTTTGGATCAATCAGGCAAAGTGAACTTAACCGCATATCCAATATAATGAACGAGAAAAATATTATTGAAATTTTGAAAGGATTTGAAAACAGGATCGGGATGCTTGAGCGTCAAACATTGCGAAATTTAACTTTTCCGTCCACAGGCAAACTGGTTATCCCGGTTTATGTATCACCCCCAACAATACCAGAGAGAGGACAAATATATTTTGATAGCTCTTTATCAAAGGCAAGAATATATGATGGCACTGTTTGGCAAAATTTGTATTAAGATTATGGGCAGGTTAGTGTCAATACCCGGGGCAGGAAAAACTAAACACATCGGCAGATTTAACACTGAGCCAGAGGCGCGAATGGCTATAAAAAAATTTAAAGATAGTAATTTTTAAAATAACCTTATGGCAAAATATACAATCGAAATCCCGGACGAGCTGACAAAATACATGACAGAAAATAAACAGCCCGTTGCTGTATATTTTAAGATTGCGATCATTGATCCTTTGGTAAAAAAATTCAGAGATGGACAGCGAGATATCATAAAAACTAATATTCAAGCCAAAAACGACGCAGAAACCGCCGCACTTAGTGAAATCACATCGAAAATGAAAAACGACATAGAAAAAAGCATCATAATTTCGTAAATTTAAAAATATGCTTCAAACAATGCGCTCGGGCGGAACTCAACACCCCGAGGAAATCATAAATTTTGCAGCAAACCAGCTCATCAAGACTCCGGGCGTAGTTGGTAAAGATGCCGGAGATCTTAATATTGAGCAGCAATCGGTTCCAAACATGTCAGTTTTGATCGCGCTTGGGCATGCTTATTTGCAAAAAGCCGGGGCGGAAATGGTTTATCCGGTCAGGATAACCGCCGATACGACGCTGGCAATTTCATCAAATTCAAGCGGTAACGGCAGAATTGACGCCGTTGTTTTATATATTGATTTGGCAGTCTCACCGGATGCCACGATAAGCAATGTCGCCAAACTTGTCGTAGTCGAGGGCGCGCCGACCGCGTCCCCTACCGCGCCCACCGATAATGATATCGAGGGTGAGATAGGAGCGTCCAACCCATATATGCGACTTGGAAACATTGCCGTGGCTGACGGAGCAATATCTATCACTACCTCTGAAATAACTGACACCCGGACTCAAATGATTTTGGATTTGGAAAACACGATGAACAATGTCAGTGCAAAAACAACTCCGGCAGATAATGATCGATTGCCGCTTTTGGATAGCACTGGATCCTATGTCTTGAAATATCTATCGTTTCTGAATTTAAAGGCAGCTATCGGAAGCTATTTGAACCCAGTCGGAACTATTCGGGAATTTAATGTTGCAACAAACCCAAACACCTTGCTCGGTTTCGGAACTTGGGCAGCGCATGGGACAGGCCGAGTGACCGTCGCAATTGATGCTGGGCAAACCGAGTTTGATGCGCTGGGCGAAACTGGCGGAGAAAAAACGCATACTCTCACTGAGGCGGAAATGCCAGTGCATACCCACATCCAAAATGCTCACTCCCATTCAGTTTATAACAACAGCGACTATACTGATTCATCCGGCGCACAACCAAAACCAAGAAGCACAACCGGAGACCAGAATTATTCGACATCCAATGCCATAGCTACAAACCAAAACGCGGGTAGTGGAGCAGCTCATAATAATTTGCAGCCGTTTATCATCGTTCATCGTTGGGTGCGCACGGCATAATTTTTAATCAAAACCAATATGCAAAAATGCCCAAAATGCGGCTACGAAGAACCGCGCACGCTTAAAATTTACAGCCAACTTGATTATCCAAAGGTATTTTTAGGTAATAGCAAAGATTGCACTATCGCAAGCGATGGATGCCTTTTGACTTCGATAACGAGCGTCTATCAATTTTTGACCGGCAAAGAGATCACCCCGCCGGAAATGAATGAGCGACTGAAAAAAGCTGGATGTTTTACTGGCGCATCGCTTATTTTGCAAAAGGTTTGTGACGAATTAGATTGGGAATATAAGGGCGTATTTAGGAACATCGGAGAGGCGCCGGAGGATATGGGTATTAAGACCCCTACCATAAAAGAAGTCGATTATTCATACCGTGCCGGGAAACAACAGCACTTTGTTGTTAGAGTTTATGATCCGGCTGGAAATTATATCCTCGATCCGTTGGGAGGAATAAAGCGTGCCATAAATTATTATGAAAAACTTGTGCATGACGAAAACTGGCGAAGCAAATATTTTTCCTATCGAATTTTTAAAGCGAAATAAAAACCATGGAAGAAACACCACAGCGACGAGCGGATGACCACAATAAAATCAAAAAAGTATTGCAAAATGAGATCGCGCAGATTGTCGCTATCGTGGCCGTTGTTTATTCATTTATCGCTTTCGTGATATTCCCGATCAAGTCGATTGAATATGATATCAACAATATCAAATCAAATCACTTACATACCATCGAACAGAGTATGGGTGAACTGAAAACATTGCAGGAAAGCGAGACCAAGGAAAATTCAGCGGAACATCAGATAATTACAAAACAGCTTGAGCGCACCGCCACCATCCTTGATATGCACTTAAAAAATATGGATAAATAATATTATGGAAAAATTTTTCAAAAGCCCGGCCGGCCGACATGTCTCGTCTTTTATAAAAACCTTTGTTACTGTTTTTCTGGGGATATGTGTTTACGCCGATACGCAAGGGGTTGATGTTTTTACAAATCTTTTTTTGATATCAGCCTTGAAATCATCAACTATCTCACTTTTCCGCACCGGGTATAAATTGCTTACTGAGAAATAATTTGATATACTGGTTTTAGGCATCGATGCTAAACTTTCTTTTGCACGAAAACCCCATAAAATGGGGTTTTTTTGTTGGACTTGACGGATATTTTTACACTGTTATACTGAATATAAAGGTTAGCAAACCTTACTAAAAAAATAAGAACGAAAACAAATGGAAAAGAGGTGTAAACCATGAAAAAAAGAAATTTTGATTTTGTCAGTGAGCGCATGGAAATGTCACGACAATATCGGGACTTGACTTGGGAAGAATTTTGTTTGATATTCGATTGCGCCCTCTTACAATTAGAAACCCCGGAGGCGGTCGGAATATTCAAACCACAGCTCACGAGTATGGTCAATAATATCGCCACACTTGTACTCACTATTAAAAAGATTAACAAAAAATAAAACTATGCACGAAACATTGCACAGTGCGATGGAGGATCCTCGGTTTTTAGAGTGTAAACCGAGACTCACATTGAACGCCAACACGATTGTCGAATTGGGTTGGAAAAAAATTGATCAAGACAAGGTTGAAGATTTAGAAAAGTGTGTTGATTTTATCCCGTGCAAAATGTACCCGCAAGGTGCGTGGCGCGAGGATGGTGAGATCGGTCACGATTTCTGTTACCGGTATTTTATTGATAATGAATAAAATTATGTCAAAATATAAGGTGATGCGGATCGATATTGAAAACGATGAGGTTACGGAATTTGAGAGCGAGGCGGATGATGACATTAAGGCAATGATGAATATATTAAAGTCAGAGGGGTATGTCATTCACCGAGTCGATGAAGCCACCGGAGATCTAAAAAAATTATTCTTAGAATAAATTTATGAGTATATTTGGATGGATCAACGATGCGATCACTGATCCGGAACTCAGACACTTGCGAGCGACCGGCGGAAATTTCCGCGTCATCGGCTCCGGCCAAGCGATAGAGATGTTTGGTCAGGCGGCGTGGATGATTGCCGATCAAAGTGTTGACGGATATATTGGGGAACAAAACGGCACAGATTTCTATTTAGGGCAAAAACTAATTATTAAAAACAAAGACGATGATAACAGTGATCAAAAGACCCGAAGAGGGACAAGTGATAAAAAGCGACGAGCTGGGATTTTCCGGTAAGGTACTACAAGTGCATAGTCATGCCGATTGCTTTATCGGGATGCAGGCATCACAGATGGAAAAAGAAAATGAGATGCTACACAAGCAACTCGGTGACGATTTCCGGGAATTATATTTTGAAGTCACCATCGAGGTGATCAGCACAGACCCCGAAAGTGAATATGCAGGTGAAAATTTGGTCATTCTCACCTGGGATGAATTTCAATCTTGCACAATAATTTAGTTATGATAAGATTGATAAAGGTTACTAAATAATAATAACAAAAACATGACACAACAAAACGGACTCCGGAAAGCGGAGAGGCGAAAAGCCAAAATCCGAGTTGGCCTTGCAGGGTCAAGCGGAAGCGGGAAAACCATGTCAGCGTTGAAGCTGGCGAAAGGGTTAGTCGGAGATTGGTCGAAAATTGCCATCCTCGACACAGAGCATGGATCGGGTGATTTATACTCGAGCCTCGGGGATTACAATGTGAGACCGCTTGAGGCGCCTTTCACCCCGGAGAGATATATCGAAGCGATTGAAGAGTGTGAAACCGCCGGAATGGAAGCGATAATTATTGACTCAATCACCCATGAATGGGATGGAAAAGGTGGCATCTTGGATGTGCATAGCCAAATGGCTGGCAACAGCTTTACTAATTGGGCGAAACTAACCCCAAGACACAACAAGTTTATTGAAAAGATGTTGCAATCCCCTGTCCACATCATCGCGACGATGCGGACTAAACAGGATTATGTTTTGGTTGAAAAGAATGGTCGCCAAGTCCCGGAGAAAGTTGGATTGAAAGCCATCACCCGAGACGGTGTTGATTATGAGTTGACCTTGGTTTTGGATATTGACATCAAGCACATGGCAGTTGCGTCAAAGGATCGAACCGGGTTATTTGCTGGGAAACCGGACTTTGTTATCAGCGAAGAGACGGGGTCAACGATCCGGACTTGGTGCGAGAGTGGTGCCGCCAGCATGGTCGAGGTAGAAATGAAAGAAAAGTCCGAGGCGAGAATTGCTTTGTCAGCGATATTAGCCGAGATGGGTGGGACTGAGGATTGGGTCATTAAAACATACGGAGATTTGCAGACGATGCCAGCCAAGAAAATGATGTCAATCGTCACTCAACTCCAAGAATTGCAAGCCAAGCGCAAAGCCGACGCAGCCAAGAAACCAAAGACAGGCGCTCAAGTTTTAGAGGAAAAGAAAGCGCGCCAAGCGGAAATTGAAAGCGTTGACCAACCCGTCGCCCCGGTCGATGGCGAAGTTGAAGATGTGGATATCGACCAAGTAGAATTGCCAGCGTAACTAATAATCAATCAATAACTACTGGGATTGAAAACCGCACCAAAATTTATGATAAGAATATGAAAGTGAGCGCAGACAGCAAGGGAATTGATGTTTTGGATTATACTTGCGATTGCGATAACTGCTAATACTATGGAACAAGAAAAAGGACTCATTGAAAAAATACGGTTCTATCTGAATGATACCAGCAAGGTCGCAGAGGCCTTGCTGCTCATCCGGAATACCGAAAAAATACTTGAAGAAGCCAAGGAAAAGGTCAAGGAGCGTGCGGTTGAAATTATGGATCAAAAGCAAATTGACTTGATATCATACTCAATCACCGATCAAGAAACCGGCGAGATCCGGGAGTGGGAGGTCAAGCGGAGTTATGGATCGCAGGCCAAAGAGTACCGGCCAGAAAATGTTTTTGAGGTATTGGGCGATGACGCTTTCAAATATTTCAAAGTTGGCAAAGTGAAGCTGGAAAAAGACCTCGCGAAACTGTCCGCCAAAGGTACGCTCACAATGGAGCAAGTGACGGCCGCAGTCCGCGACCCGAAAATCACCCAACGCAAAGGCGCTGGGGTGGTGATGCGGGAAGTAAAAGAAAGATAATTAAAATAAATTTACAAACGCAATGAATATAAATAAGTGTATTTTGGTCGGCCGAGTGTGTCACACACCGGAAATGACAACAACCAAAACAGGTCAGACCGTGGCAAAATGCTCACTCGCCACCAATTCAAGCTGGAAAGATAAAAACACCGGCGAGAAAATCGAAAAAACCCAATTCCACAACATCATTATGTGGGGCAAATTAGCTGAGATTTTTGCCCAATATGTCGTTAAGGGTCAAGAAATTTACATCGAGGGACAGATCGAGACAAGAAAATACGAGGGCAAGGACGGTACGACAAAATATGTGACCGAGATTATCGCCAGTCAAATACAGATGGGGCAAAAACCATCCGGAGCCGGAGCCAATAAATATCCGGATGAAAGCACCGCGCCTATGGCGACGCAACCAGCCGCTCAACCGCAAGCCGCCGTTCCAGTCGAGCCGGTAAATGAGGTTACTGGGATTGATCCGTCAAAGATCCCTTTTTAATTGTTATGGCTGTACCAAACAATCATCCACTTGCGTTAATTATGAAGTATGCCAGCCTCCAAAAATGGACTAAGGTGGCGCTGAACCGCACGACCGGGGAAATATGCCTCGCTCGGGGTAAAGACCGCGCCATCGTCCATTTTGGACGCCTGGGCAAGCTTACAATCACCACTTGTATTGATCATCCATATCAAGGCGTCACGGTTTTATACCGCGAAGATGTTTATTTTCCCACGCTGAGGGCTATCATGGCCGATCCGCGCTACCATTCCGGGAGAGGCAGGCACAAGTCGGTCAGGACTTTTGAAGAAAAATGGGAAGATTTGCACAGATTATCCACAGTTGACAATAAGGGGCGCGGTGATAAAATAAAATAAATACAGTAACCAAAATACATCTTCACATGAAATACCTAGAGTGGTTTTCAAGACGCCTTTTGTGAAGATGGGCTATTGGACACCAATCTAGGTTTTTTATTTTTTAATTTTAATTTATATGGCAGAACAAATACTCACAACAAAGCAAAAGCGTAACGAAATTTATCAATTTATCCAGCATGAAATCATCGAAAAGCCCGGAGAAAAATGGCAAGAACCGATGAGTAACTTATTAAAAGATTATGCCAAAATAGTGCGAGCCGAGCAGCCAATAATCCCGACGAAAATAGTGATTAAGGAAAAGATAGTTTACAAGACAAAAAAAGAGACCGAAGATAATTATTGGGGGTTATAATAAAATGGAAAAAATAACTGGGTGGATAAAATTGTATAAAAAATTTATGGACTGGGAGTGGTATGATGATCCAAATGTAAAATCAGTTTGGTTGCATATTTTATTGTCGGCGAGTTGGGAGGATAAAGAGTGGCGTGGCATTAAGATAAAAAGTGGTCAATGCATTTTTGGGAGAATTGAGTGGTCGGAAAAACTCAAAATTTCCCAGCAAACAATGCGCACTTGCATAAATAAGCTAAAATCAACCAGCCAAATAACCATCAAATCAACCAACAAATATTCAATTATAACCGTGTTAAAATGGAGTGATTATCAACCATCTAAAAAAAATCAACCAGCAAATCAACCAGCAAATCAACAAATCATCAACAAACCATCAACCACATCTAAAGAAAGAG